GCTCCAACCGCTGCCTGTCGCCACGTCAGGGACGGCACCCGCTGGCACGTTCGCTTCGCCGAGGTAGACGACCTCGAAGCCCTCGCCCGTGCCGAGCGATGCGTCGGTGGTGTCGCCGTAGGCGGGGGCAGTGCCTATCGAGCCGTCACTACCCGTGACAACAGACGCGTAGCGGTAGTCGGTGGTCGCGTCCACGGTGGCTGTCGCTGCGGAGCACTCCACGCGCGCGAACACCGCATGACGGCCTTCGTTCGCAGCGGTGTCGATGTTAGGCGGCGTGGCGATGTTCTGCCACGTGCCTGTCATCGTGAGTGTGGCGGATTCCGCGCCGCCGAGTGCGTTGCCGTCAGCCGCGCCCGAGTAGTCGTCGATAGCGTCGTAGCCCGATGCGTCGGCCTCGGTGTCGAATGAGCGCAGGCCGATTGCGAGGAAGCCCGTCGCCGCGAGGTCGTCAGCGCACGTGAACTTGAGGCGCGTGAGCGCGGGGACTTCGCCGGGGATGGATGCGAACGCGACGGTGGAGGGGACGGCGGTGAGCGTGTAGCCCGAGGCATCGACTTCCGCGCCGTACCAATACGGATCTGTCACGAGCTCCACGTCGTAGACGATGTAGCCCTGCTCGCGCTCGATGAGCGTCGTGGCGTCCCATGTGCGGGGTTGCACGCCCACGCTGCGGATGGTGGTGGACAACGCCTCGCTGCCCGCCACCTCTAGCACGGTGCCATGCTTCCGCATGAGCGCGACGAGCGCGTTAGCGGACGCTTCCGCGGCCTCGTCGGTCGCACCCTTGCAGGCGATGGTGAGCGCACGTTCGCACGGCTCGTGCCAGTCGCCGTCGGCGACACGCTCCCCCGCTGCCAGCGCGTCGGCTACGTCGGACTTGAGCGCAGGCGTGCCGGTGTCGAAGGTGATGACATCGTATGAATCGCTCGGCACGAGTGGGATGACCGACGTTCCGTTGCGGAGTGTCAGGTTGGGGATCGTCACGTCATGCTCCCATCAGAGCCGTGCGCGAGAGTGCGCCGCCGACCTCGCCGCGCAGTACCTTGCGGACTTCTGCGGCGATCGCGGATGCGTCGGCGCGTGAGCCGGTGATGTAGAAGTTCTGGCCGCCCATGCCGCCGAGCTTCGACAGCGGGATGACGGCCTCGGGGCCAGCCTCGCCCACGACAGCGAGCGTCGGGGCGGTGACGATGCCGCCGTCGGCCAACGTGGGGACTCGGCCTTGACGCGGGTGCACACCCGCGTTGCCGCCGACGTTGAAGTTGATGCGCGGGATGCTTGCGCCAGTGACCTTGTTGATGGCTTCAATCGCCGCGTTGAGCGGCATGATGACGTACTCGTAGATGATGCGTTTGAAGCCGGAGAAGGCGTTGCTCGCTGCGCTCGTGAACGTGTTGAACGCGGTGATCGCCGCGCCGCCGAACGTGAGCACCATGTCGGTGAACAGCAAGAAGGGCTTGATGCCGCCCTCGATGACGACCGTGCTGACAAGCGGTCCCCACTCACGCCAGAACTGCTCGAACTCGGGGCCGTACACCGTGATGAAGTCGTTCACGATGTCGTTGAGGGCTTCCATACCACCGATAGCCATATCGAGGAACGGTCCCGCAGCCTGTACGAGTGGTGCGCCGATGTCGCGCTTGAGGAGTTCGACGGTATCGCGGAATATCGCTGCCTTGCCGTTGGCGGTTTCCATCTGAGCCGCCATCATGCCGCCCATGTTGCTAGACTGCACACCGTCAATGAGTGCCTGAATGGTGTCGTCTACGTCGAGAACGCCGTCCTCCGCCATCTTCATCGCTTCTTGCGTAGATACGCCGAGCGATTCAGCGACGTAATCCCAAGCGGGGATCACTTGCCCTATCTGGCGGGTCATCTCCTCGGCGGATATCTTGCCCTTCTTCTTCATGTCGATGAGGGCTCTTACGAACACCTCGATCTTTGACGGATCGCCGAGCGCGGCGGCGGCATCGCCCGCCGAAGTGAGGATGGGGATGATGTCGCCCGTCTCGATTCGCGCGGTCTTCATCCACAGCGCGTATGACTCGAGTTCCTTCAACTCGAATGGAGTCGCCACACCGAACTTCTCAAGCTCGGGGTAGAACGACGCCGCCTCATCACCGAACAGCGTCTGGAAGCCTATCTTCGTCTGCTCGAACGCTGCGGCAGACGTGAAGGATTCCTTGATGGCGTTAGCCACGCCCTCGGCCAACTTCACCGCAAGCGCAGCGGTGAAGGCCACTGCCATGACTGCCGCCGCTGCCACCATCGCCTCGGGGCCGTACTTCGCGGCGATCTGGCCGATACCCGCGAACGCCTGTGATAGCCCACGCGTAAAGCCCGAACTGTCGAGCGAGAGGACGGCTCTGACTTCGCCAACATCGAGTGCCATGTGAGCCTCCTAGTTGAGCAACGCCATGCGCCGCTGGAACTCGGCGCGGGAGATGGGTTCGGGCGTGGTGTCGTACAGCAACTCGTCGAGCGTCGGCATGTGCTTGCCGTCCCACGTCGCCCGTGCGATGAGTTGCGCGAGGAGCAGCATGTCGCCGAGTTGCCGCTTGCGGCGGTACTCGATAGCCGCGAGAAGGTCGGCGAAGTCGTAGTCGTCGCCGAGGAGCGCGGAGTGATCGCGGGCGAGAAGGGTTACTTCCCGCCCGTCGTAGGGTTGGAGAACCACCCCGAGGCGGCGATAGCCTCGCTCACCGCGTCTGCGATGGGCTGGATGCTGCCGCCGCCGTCGAGATGGGCGTCGATGAGGTCGTCCACGGCATCAGGAGTGATGTCCCGGTCGAGTTGCGCGAGTCCCGCGTACAGGAGCGCGGACACTTCCGTCACGCCCACGTCGGTGCCGAGCGATGACAGCGGGCGTCCGAGTTCGCGTTCGATGCGCTTGAGCGCGAAGGTGCCGTATGCGATGGGACGCTTCTTGTCGAGCGTCACGTGTGCGATGTGCATGCTTCTCCCCTCGGTAGGACGCTAGGAAATCGCGCCGGTGACTTCGGTGATCGCGCCCGACAGCTCGATCGTGTAGCTGCACGCGAGGATGTCGCGGCTGTCGTTCGTGACCTTCACTGACTTGACGACGCCCGTGCCGCCGTAATAGGACGAGTCGCCGACGTAGAGCTTCACAGCCGCGCTCTGACCGACCGCGAGCGTGCCCTTCGTGGAGTCCACGTAGCCGTCACACGACACCGTGCCGCTCTTGAGGCCGACGACGCCGTACTCGCGATAGCCGCTCGAGTCGAAGTTCGTCGTCTCGGTCGTCTCCGCCGCGAGGTCCAGGTCCCACTTCGTGATAAGCACGAGGTCGGTTGTGCCGACGGTGATCTTGCCGTCCTGCCCGCTGACTACTGCCATTTCTGCCTCCGTGAATGAGTGAGGCCCCCTTGCGGGAGCCTCTGCCTGCCGTGCATGTCACCCGCCGTCAGCGGGATGTGACCGTCTGGAAGTTGACCGCGAACAGCAGTCGCCCGTTGTCGTCTTTGCCGAGGTAGAAGGGCGACTGTCGCGCCTGCATGAGATACACCGTCTTGCCTTGTGTGAACGCCGCGCCGTCGAGCAGCGTGAACGCCGCTTCGATGTTCGCCTCTGCGGTGGATGGCACCTTCGAGCGGCACATCACCTGCACGCTCGGGCGTTCGTTCATGCCGCCCTCGAATGCGTGGTCGGGTGGTGAGCCCGCGTACTGCCGCACGACGGTGGCGGTGTCGTAGGTGCCTGCATCGCTATCGGGCCAGTCGTGGAAGAATAGGTCGGTATCGAGCGTCCATGTACCGCTTGCGTCCATGTACGCGGCTACCTCTGCGGCTATCATGCGCTCACCCCCTCAGCACGACGGTCACGCCGTCGGCGACTTCCTTGATGACGTTCTTCCGATTGCGCCGCAGCGGATCCTCGAGGTACTTCCACTTCGTCCCCGGCGTGGTGTAGTTCACTGCGGGCGTCTCGTGCTGCTTCGCGGCGTATTCGAGCGGGTAGCGTATCCACACCTGCTCACCGTGCTGCTCTACGGTGCCGCTCCGCATGAGGTCGCCTGTGTCCTTCGGCACCTCGTTTGCGCTCTCGCGCAGGATGTTCTCGGC